TTAGAAACCTCCTTGAATGATGCATCAGATGTATAAAAAGGATCTCCCAGCAAATCAGGCTGAACTTCTCCATTTTTACCAATAGGTACATAAGTCTCGGTTTTTTTATTAAATTTATCCCAGTAGTTAGAACGTTTTGTGTATTTTCTCTTAGCCATGTCAGTAATTCATATTACACTCCAAAGTTAACTTTCAACTTTTAAAAGTTAAGAAATAAACATTGGTGTGAAAGTTTGTTGACCATAATTCCCTTCGAACGCTTCCATATCATAAAAAACATTCATCATCCAGTTAGCAAGGACCAAAGCAGAGTATGAGTCTTTCCTAGCTTTATCAGCTCCTTTTTGTTTTCTTAGATTTGGAGGTAAATCAAAACTTTGAGTCCCCTGAACAGAAGTTGTTACCTGAATTAAAGCGCATTGAACCTTTATTAAATCCATCATGTCTTTTTGATGCTCAACCAAGTCAATCATTCTCGCTCCAGGCGCTCCGCTGGTATTTGGGTCATTTCTTATGAATTTTAAATTTTTTATAGGAACTCTAGACTTCCTTTGGATGTTGTAATCATCATTCATAGCCGCCCCAGCAAAAAATATTTTCTTATGGTCAAAAGCTGATTGCAAAGATTCATTCGCCGCCCTGATCCATTGGGAACTTGGTTTTCTTAAAAACACATATCTTCTTGAGCTTTTATTGTATTGATTTTTAACTCTTCTTAAATTCTTTTCATAATCTGCCACCTTGTCGAGATCAGCCTCTATAGTCTCCAATCTTAAATTAAGATTTTTAAATATAGTGCTTTCATTACATGAGTTCATAAACTGAACACCACCATTGTAGTCACCTACGACTGCCACAATATTGAAATGAGTCATAAGATAAGCCATATACTTTATGTGTGTTTTTAAATTAGCCCCAGACATAGCATAACTATGGACGACAGTACCCTTCTTCAAGTCTTTGTTTAATTTAAGCAATAATATAGCGAAATCGTCAGAGCTTTCACTTTCAGACCAAGATGGGTCAAAAGCTAAAATATACTCATCATTATGGTTGCCTACTACTTCGACAGATTGACCCTCGCCATCAGGTATCGTGCATTCTGCCATTTTGCTAACTTTAAAGTATCCAGAGCTATCATCTGTAAATACAGCACCAAACTCTCGGTCAAACTGAGAATCGCTCATTGTAGCCCGTGATTGACTTATAAGATTTTGATCATACAACTGTTCTGGAGCGCAATCATAGCTAAAGTGCATAATTGTTCTGTGCGCCCCGTCCTGTTTGTTCTCGTTTAGAATCAAATTCTCATATTGCTGATAAAGTTTATATAAGTACTCAAATTTGTAAGAAGCAGAAGACAATCCTATAATTTTATTGTTAGGCCAGACTTTCCTATCATCCTCAGTCATCTTGCCTTGTTTAATCATCTCTGTTTCTAGATCATAAACTTCTTGTCGCTCTGTTGGGTTATCAACGACAGATAGGAATGGCATAATCACCTCATTAAATATTTTTTCAGGCATTAACAAAAGCTCATCGATAATCATCCTCTGAAAACGGAAACCCCTAAGTTTTTCACCATCTCCAAGAGGTAGCGCCCTTATACTGCTTCTGCCTATCTCCATAACCCATTCATCATTCATTTTAGATGTTCTTGTTATACATTGAGAAAAGAATGTAGCTTTAGGGCTTTTAGCAATATCTTCTATCTTCTTAAATATCATTTTAGACTGTCTAAATGATTTAGATAAAATACCTATCTGCACCCCTTGGTTTAAAATAGCGTCTAAGAGCGCGAAAATGGCCGTAGAGAAGCTTTTGGACATTCCACGGCTCCATATGCCCAAAAAGTAATCAGACTCCATCATGGCCTTTATAGCCATATGCTGAAAGGGAAAGAGTTTTACTCCAGTGAATAACTCTGTGGCAAAAGACGGATTTTCCCTTAGAAATTTATAAAGCAAAATCTTTGCCTCATTCTCATCCAAAAACCCCTCTTTTTCTGCCAGCTGTTGGTTTATATCTTTGTACTCTCTTTTTAGTTTTTGTACTCCTGTTTCCCAAGCCATCTTTTATAATATGTTTATTCCAAAAATATTGAACATCTACTGACCAAAGATTTGATCCTAGCACTAACAGTTTAGGTATTATAAGCTCACTGTCTTTTCTAGATCCACTAAACACAAATTGACAACAATCCGAATACTCGGCTTGTATCTCTCTCATTTGATGGAACACATAGTCCAATTTAAATTTTTTAAATCCTTTTTTATTCTCATCCTCCATTTTATCGAAGGCAGTCTCAATCACTATAAACAAGAAGCAGCCTAAACTTTTACATCTTTCTAACTCCTTGACGAATCTATTGTAGCCGTTTGTAACGGTAGAGCAAAAATCCTGGTAGGACTTACGATCTACAAATGTATATGAATAATCTTCTCCCATAACACCGTAATCCCCAACGTCTAATTTCAAAACTCTACTATTTTTGAAATTTAACGGTTGCTGTTCCCTTGTGTCTATAAGTATGAGGTTTGCTGTAAAATCATTATAAAATTCAGTTGGTAGCTGCCGTGACAGCATCGGTTTTAAACCAGCCGCTTCACAGGCTTGGCTATAGCTGCCGAAAAGTCTTTTGCAAGTGTCTACGTCTGGGAGACCTGCGGTCTTTAGATAAATATCGGGTGGAGCTGCTATCAGCTCCTTTTGTTCCTTTCTATCTTTTAAAATATCTATAATGAATTTTTTTACTTCCGCTTTATCAGCAGTGTCGCACCACTCGACCATATTTGCGTTGTTAAGGAAATATGTGCTGAAGTATTGCTTATAATTTTTAAAAGGGATAAGTTCCCCAGTAAGTTTGTCTTTCCTAGCGTAATTCTTGACGTAGTAGTCTCCTAGCACCATATCGTGCTTTTTTACATGTGCATGTAGACTTCTTAAAAAAGTGAACTCTTGACCACACTCTTTACATTCAAACGACATCTTCTTGTGATATACCTAGTACTCTAGCTTTCCATTCAGCCATTCCCTCTAAACGTTCGGCTTCTTTCTTGATTGATTGTTTTTGCATCTCTGCGATGCGAACCATTGTCTTTCTTTCTTCTTCCTCTTGAAATGATTGAACTATAGACAAAAAGGATGCATTCTCTTTTTGATTCTTTTTCATTCGTTCTGCCCTATCACCTTGCAGTTTTTTAGTAAGGTTCTCAATACGGGTTTCGCACTGATGGTACTCTCCAGACTTAGCCTTTATAATTTCCGCAAGCCTGACACTCATTTCTGTTTGGTCATCAGCAATATCAAACATGTCATTAAGTTTGTTTAAGTGAGAACTTATCACTTCTAAGTTAATCACCTCCTTGCAAGCGTTAAGATACAAATTAATCTCATCCGCAGTTAAATCTGGTTTATCCCAGGTTAATCTTATAAATTCATGCTCAAAAAGAACTCTATCTTCTTGATTTAAATAATTATTAATAATTTTTAAAAATCTTGAGTTGTTAAGATTGATTCCTAATTTTTCGGCGCAAACTTGCTTTTGCCTGTTTAACTTTGCGTCTTCTAAGTCTAAACCAGTGGCATCATTGATTTTTTTGATGATTCGACTCAAAGACTTAGGTGAAATGTATGAATTTAAAGCAGCGCCGTCTTGAGAAGGAATTATGTCGGGATTTACGTCTCTTATGAAAGCCAAAACAGTTCTTTGCTCATTGCTAAGAGATTTTACATTTCTTTCAGGAAAAATTATTTTAGCTATCTCTAGAGACGACAAACCGCTTTCTGCTTGCTCTAAAATAAAATCTTTTTGCTGTTGTGTTAATTGTATGTCCTCAGTCCTAGAAGTTGCAGTAGTTTTGAAATTTATTGAGTTTTCTACTAAAAATTTACGTACAGCCCTGCCCTCCTTAGACCTTCCGTCTAATTTGTCATCTTCAAAGCATTGACGAGTCAAATCTATGAGGCTTGTTATTTTTGCCGCATTTTCTCTTAAAAATTGTTTCTGCTCTTCGTTAAGGTCCATCATTTATAATATCGCTCTCTCTTAGTATTTCCATGGCTACCTGTAAGAACTTCTTTTTTAGGTTTTTAACTTGTCGATAGCCTAGTTTGTTTTTTTGGGGTGATATTTTATATCCCATATACTTAGCGACATCCTCTTCTGTCTTTTTTTCAAAATACAGCATGCGATATGCTACATAATGAATTGATGACAACCTGGCCTTCATTTTATCATCAAGAAGCTTTAAAGACCTTTGAAAGTCAAAGTTATCATCTTGTCTGCTATGTATTTCTTTGCTGAAGTCCTCAATAGATAGGGGTAGTTTTATTTCTAAGCCTATCTTTTTGGATTTTTTCCACTTTGAGCAAATTGGGCATCTTTCTTGGTCATGATCATCTAAATGGTATGATGTACAAGGGTTTGTGTAGTTGCCGTAGTGATTCCTTAGTAAGTTGCGAATCTGATTAGAAATGATCCTGCCTATCCACGGTTCAAGTGGTCTACTTTGATCCCACATGTGCCACTTCTTAGCAATGTGGCTTTTTATGATCTGTTCTACATCATCAAAGTCAAACCATCTAACAGCGTTTAAACGCCATTTGTATTTTTGTTTTTTTATGGCTTGATCTATGATATCAGAGCAATCTTCATAAGTTCTCTTATCCCCTTCCTTTTTCATCTAAGAACTCATCAACAGATTTACTTCTCCTTGCTTTAGAAAAGTTTGGAGGAGCGTTTTCTCCTGCTAATGAACCCAAAGTAAAGGTATTGTGACCTTCAGCCGAATAATCGACTTGTATCTTACTTATATTAGGGATAGATGCTGAGGAAGTGGTGTCTTCGCCAAAATCTACAGACTCGACTGTAGTGTTTTGTTGAGATGCTGTATTGGTAGCAATACTATTATTTAATTGCTGACCACAACTAGAACAAAAATTTGGTTTTGAATTTGCGTACTCTATTTTAGCACCGCAACTATGACAGAATAGATGGCTCATAAGCTTATATATTTATATAATAAAAATTATTTTTTTCTATTTTATTACACTAAATTAACAAGATCGTTGTCTCTTATAATTAAAAAGCTGTAGGCCGCTGTCGCTTAGACGTTCGCCTTGTTATATATAATCTACACAGATTTATGATTTTCTATTTTAGAAACAATATATTTTAATATTTTACTTCTAACTATGTCTCTATTTGTAAATTTAAAAGAAGTTATGCCATGCTCTTGTGATTCTTCACAATTAAACAAATCAAACATCTCTCTGAACCCGCTTCTGCCATTGATATCGCTTTGCATGAAGTCTCCGCAGATAATTAGCTTTGTATTTTCTCCAACTCTAGTGATTAAGGTAGTAAGCTCCTTAAATGTAAAGTTTTGCGCCTCATCTGCCACTATCAGTCTATTGTTCCAGTTTGCACCTCTTAAAAAGTTTATAGGTACAGCAGAGATACGACCTATCTGCTTCATGTAGGCTGTATCGCCCTCATGCACCATTTCGTCGAGCTTATCGTACAATGGCATGAGAAATGGATCGAATTTGTCTGATATATCTCCTGGGAGGCTACCTAAACCTTTATCGGCACTTTCGGCTATACTTCTTATGTAAAGTAGGTCTTTTTGGAAATCTTTTGCCATCAGCTGCAAGCAACCATATACAGACATATAAGTCTTACTGGAACCTGCTGGACCTGCAACAAATATAATCTTTGTGTTTTCATGGAGTATCGACTCCAAAAGCTTTTGCTGCTTGACGGTGAAGTTAAATTCGCGCTGCTTAAAATTTATTGAGTGGAAGGATGAACTCAACTCAAAAGTGGACTGCTTAGAAGGTGAAACTTTCTTTCGGGGCATTTATTTTAATTACACTACTTGTATAGAAGTTTTGCAATTTTTTATAAATCTATTTGTCTTATTTCTGCTGTTGTTACTACTGTATCTCCCCCATTTACACTATAATTTGTTGTAAGCACTCTAGCACCAGCGGCCATTGTTAAAGTCCCTATATATGGATAAGCAGTACCATCAATATCCTGTAAACCAACAGATACATCACTAGCAAGCTTATCACCACTATAATCAATAGAATTCTCTAAACCAGTAGATGTAATGTTCATTTCTGATTCCACACCATCTAAAAGCATAGTTTCAGCATTTGTATTACCTAAAGCATAAACTGGGGTGCGGGTGTATTCTTTTGTATAATTTATTTGAGATTGAACATTGCCAACCACATCATCCATATTTGTTACGCTACAGGTATATCCATATATCACTCCATCAGGATTAAATGGAATAGTACCCCCACCATAAGGACTTGTGTCTTGCTTTATCGCATCACCACTGGGAGGATTCATTGATATGAAGTTAGCGGCAACTGTAACAGGTTGAAACGGACTAATAGAAACAGAATAATTGCTTAAATAGCTATTTTTATAAAAATTAGTGCCAATTTTAATAGGAAAGAAAGCAGATTGGCTTGCATCATTCAAAAAACTATTACTAGCCTCTACACTAGTGTCTAATATAAATTTAAATGATATGTTAGTAGTCCGTGGACCCTGGAATTTAAACTGGTCAGTAGAATCAACACTTTGCCCCAGATTTCTCTTCGCCGCAGCACTTGCACTAAAAGAAACATTAGCATCTATGGCAGATACATATCTGGTTGCCTCGTTAACAGTGTTTGAATTTGGACCTCCCACATATACAGGCAGATTGGAATATGATAAACTCATTTGTTTATATTACACTGGCTATATTTTTTTTAAACAAAAGATAGTAAAACCTTTGGCCCCAACCACGCGCCGAGAAAAGGGGTGGGGGTATGGCCGTTTACTTTTTGATGTCGCACTCCCCCCCCTGAATTATGCTATATTATCTAATTTTTTTTTTTAGAAATGGGGTAGGGTGTTTTGTTATAATTACTATAATTCTCTGAGGGTGGTAAAAGGCAATTATGCAAAATTCTATAGTTCGCTGAGGGCGGTTATCGAGCATTATAGAATCGCTGTAACTTGTTGACAGTCAATGACTTACGCCGAATCCCCCGCCCGCGCCGCGTAACTCGTTGAGTACCAACGACTTACGAACGTTCTTACATATACTACGTAACAACACCCTGTCAAGTAAAATATTAAAAAAAGTTGTCAAGAAAAAAATTGAAAAAAATTAAAATAAAAAAAAGAAAAAAAAGATGCTTTTGCCCTTGACTTTTTGCTTAAAGTGTGTTATACTTAGGCATGGAAATTACTATAGATGAAATAATTGAGTTCACTGACAGCAACGGGTATGAGATAATTGACGAAGCCTGGAACGGCATTCTTTACAGGGGTTCAGATGGTGAAGAGGTTTACGAGGATGAGATCATTGAGATGATCGAAGAAAAAAAGAAAAAAGAACTTGCTTTTAAATAAAAAATAGATTATATTCAGGTATGAAAAATAAAGACTTACTTCAACTTTTAGTTAACACCGCATTACAGAATGCGAGCAATGGAACCAATGGCATCGACCCAACCGAGGGCATCGAGGTCTTAACACCTCTCAATGAGTGGGCTGTCCTAGTCGAGTTTGACGTCGAGACAGGCAACGTGATTGTCACCGACGAAGACGGCGGCGATCACCAGTTTACAACTGACGAGATCGAGGTCTTAGATATAAGATTGCTAAAATAATATAAAAAAGATCTTGCGTTTAAATAAAATATAGAGTATATTCAGATATGACAGCGAAACAAGAATTACAAGAGTTTGACGGGCAAGAAATAATCTTTGAGATCTTTCCAGAGGACTGCCCGAATCAAGTAGAGCAAGGCACACTTTCCTTTGACGTAGACGAGAATGCAATAGTTACCTTTGACGATGGCGAGACGATGAGCATAAAAGCAGATCAGGTCATTGACACATTCGACAACTGGAGCAAAGAAAACTTTAGCTAAAATAATTAAATAAATACTTGCGTTAACTAAAAATCTGGAGTAAAATTAAATCATGAAAACAAAAGAACTTTTAAAAATGGAAGCCACCATAAGAGCAACTGAAAGCCTCGTTGAGTGGATAGCCCAAAGTGATCAACTATCCGAGAGCGAAAAGCAAAAGGCTGTACTCAAGCAAATGAGACAGCTCAACTCTCTCATAGCCGAGACAAAAAAAACAAATGAGAAGCTTGGCTTCTTCGCTAGAAAATTCAGCGCTAGCATAGCCGCTGTTAAAAAACTAGAAACAACAAAATAAATCTCTAACACACACACAAAAAAATCATGAAAAAATTCTTATCAGATCTCTTCGACCAGTTCACTTTCACTTGTCTAATCACTAATGCCTTTAATCTTTTCATCTGTATGTTTGCTATAATGTTAGGTGAAGATTCTTGGTTGTCACTTAGGGAAAGTGTTAGAGGTTTCACTGGTGGCACTGTCTTGTTTATAATGTTTGGGCTTCCGTTAGTGTGGGCGTTCATTATGGTGTGGTTGACTAGAGCAGCCGACAAACTAAACGCAAAAGTCTAACATGACACCAAAAGAACGCATGACCGCATGGCGGTCACTAACAGAACCAAAACCATCTTGGGAAATCTTTAAAACTTTGTTAGGGTCTGACGCAGACCCTAACGCTGTACTAAAAAAGTGGCGGGCGTGGCATGCTCGCAAGAGTAAGTAAAAACCTTCGTAACTCGTTGATACTCAACGACTTACGCGGGCGCGGCAGCCCCGTCGGCGTAACTCGTTGACAGTCAACGACTTACACAAGATCTTACGTAAACCCTTGTCAAGTAAAAAGTTGCAAAAAAGTTTGTCAAGCAAAAAAATCAAAAAAATAAAATAAAAAAAATGAATAAAAAAACAAAATAAAGCTTGCTTTTTCTGTGAAAGTGTGGTATACTATAAGCATGAAAAATAAAGAATTAATAAATCGCTTAGGTAACGGAACCGAATTCACTGCTCGCGGTGAGTGGTTCGTAGTAGTAGATACAGACTTTGAAAATGGTTTTGTGTGGGGTATGGATCAAGACGGCGGTGAGCAGGAAGTCGCTATAGATTCTATAGACGATATAAGCGAGAGCTTAGCCGACATGGTAAGCCGCGACTGGTCTCCTATGCTCAACAAGTTGAGCCTGTAAAAAAAATAAAAAAAAGATACTTTTACCCTTGACTTTTACATTAATCTGTGCTATAGTATAAACATGAAAAACAAAACTAAATCAAACATCATCAAAAACAAGGACTGCGTACTTTACGCGAAAGCTCACATTTTCCCAGTCGGTCATGAGAATTATGGCAAGCGCCTATTCATTGACCGCGGTTCGCTTGCATACCTAGAAGCTAAGGCGGCGATGGCTCGCCTTAAGTCATCCGCAGTCGGATTCGTGTCATCTAAGTACTGGACCGACGCGATGGGTGAGGAGCTTCCACAAAAGGAGATCAATAGCGTAACCATCGACGGCAAAGAATCGTAAAAAAAAACAAAAAAGATCTTGCGTTAAATAAAAATCTGTGGTATAGTTAAAACATGAAAAATCACGAACAAATAATCGAGTTAATGAAAATCGCTGACCAACTTCGTTCAGAGGTAATCGGTGCGTCTGGTCAAGCCCAGGCTATGGCTATGAACTTAGGGATCAGTGAGGAGACTGCTGAAAACTTCAAGCGTCTCGAAGCCCGTCTTGACGATGCGCTAAAAGATCACAGTGAGAAAACCGATAAAATAATCTTCGGTTAATTCTAACAATAAAACAAATGACCAAGTTCGAAAAACTAAACGAAGCAATAAATAACCTAGGTGACATGGACACAAGAAAACACAAAGACACGGAAGATAACCGCAGAGATCTTTTAATAGAGTTAGGACAAATAAGAACTGACCTCGGTTTCTTACAGCCAGACATCAGATATAAATGGGAGCGTAAAGAAATGATGAATAAAATTGATGACCTTATGGAGTTGATCGCAAAGAAAAGATTTTTTTAATTGTGTTAGTGTGTTAGTGTTAGAATAATGTTAGAGTGTTAGAACAATGTTAGAGTTTTAGTAAAGAGTTAGGTATCGCGGCGGGGCTGAGATTGCTCTGGTCATTTTCATCACCTTGGAGGTAATCGCGTAAAAGCCTCCGTAACTCCCTCAGTATCAAGGAGTTACGCGGCCCGCGCCCCCCGCTCGGCGTAAGTCGTTGATAATCAACGACTTACGAAAGATCTTACGCAAAAGCTTGTCAAATTAAAAAGTAAAAAAAAAAGTGAAAAAAATAACAAAAAAGTATTGACTTTGTTTTTATATTATGGTATAGTGAGGCATGAAAAATTCACTTACTACTTCAGACATCAGAGATCTTACTAACGAGGGCATCGAGTTCGGCGTGGACAATCGCGCGATCAACGAACTCCTACACGACGCGCAGGAGCGCGAGGAGTTCGAGGCGTGGCTTGACAGCCGCATGGACGACGCTCGCGCCCACATGGATGCGAAATGGTCAGCTCAGGATGAGCCTGATCTCCGCCTCGACGCGCTCACCGAGGGGTGAGCAAAAAAAACATAAAAAAGTTCTTGCTTTTAATTCTAATCTGTGCTATAGTTACATCATGAGAAATTCCAATATCTATAAATTCACTGTCACCGAGTATATGCAAAATCCGCCGTCTTGCGGGGGCAACTGGGAGTGCGGGGAATCCACCTACGTGTACATGTCCCGCTCTGCGAAGCGGGCCACCTCCAGGGAGGGCCGTCCATCCATCCGCGAGTATGGCGAGCAGGGTGTGCCTATCATGGGCCGCCAGACGCTCACCAAGGGCGGCAAGGTCATCTTCGACAGGTGGGATTGACCCGCGTAAAAACCTTCGTAAGTCGTTCACTATCAACGACTTACGCGGCGCGGGCAGCCCCGTCGGCGTAACTCGTTGAGTGCCAACGAGTTACATCAATAATCTACATAAGCATACATCATGGGGGCTGTCAAGTATTATATTTGACTATTTACTATTTATAGTTAGGTATTTGATATTTAAAGAATTAAAATTCATTTTAATTGTTGCAAAAGAAAAATAACCGTGTTATGTTTACTCATTATGTCGAACTTAACTTTAAAAAGAAAAACAACTAAAACTAAACTCCAAAACTTAACTCCTGAAGATTTAGGTAAATGTCCTAACAGGCACACAAAAGACCTTGTTATTCAACCCTCTGTTGCTCAATGGATTCTTGATAATCGTAACTCAAAACCTATTGATAGAGTACCAGAGTATACAAATAGAAACATGAGAACAACAGGCAGAAAAACGGAACTGCTCATTAGAGATATTCTGGATAACAATTTCTATCCATGTTTAATCTCATTTGATAAAAAAGGTTGGGTCTTAAATGGGCAACATCGCCTTTATGCTATCACTAAAGCAGAAAAAGCTTGTGAGATGATTGTAGAATTTGGGGCTAAAAGAGAATCAATGGTTAAGATTGACAGGGGGCAACCTAGAAGCATTAAAGATATTCTGGGTTTACATTTGTTCCAAGAGTGGGGTTTAAATCCTTCAAGATGGGGTAATGTCTCAAAAATAGGAATAAACTTTTTTGGTTATGTGCAAGCTGATAAGCGATCCACATCAAGACTTTACTCATCACTATGTGATCATAACCCAACAGATAAACAAGTTGTAGATTTCTTTAATGATAATAAAGAAATTATTCTACGGACTGAAGAAGTTTGTAGAGGGCTTAGGAGTTCACTGCAAATGGAAATGCAAGTTAAAAATAAAAAAGGTTCATTAGTAACTAGGTCTAATCGTTTTCTAGCTAAAGTTTTCTTTGTGCCTTTAGCCTGTTTAATGGCATTAGATAAAAAACTAGCAGAAAGTTTCATTTATGATCTTCAAACAAAAGATTCCAAAAGTAATCCTGCGGCTTATGTAAAAGAATATCTTAGAAATGGAGAAGCAATGAACTCAAGAGCCGAATATCTTAATAATGTAGAGTTCATCTTCGGAGCTATACAGAAGCATATAGATTCTAAGTCGATAGTATCTAATAAAGTAAAACGTTTAAGAGAAATAAAATGAGCCATTCACTTTATGCCGCATTTTATAACGTTAACGACAAAGCTGAGTTCCTCGTCAAAGTGGGGAACTCAGCCCAAGCTAATAGAAGAATAAGAAACATTATGTCTCCTGCAACACTTCAAGACACCTTTGAACATGATGGCTTAAACAAAAAAGAAGCTATCACTTTAGAGAATGAATTGAACCAAGACTTGCGAGACATTTCTAACAGTGGGGGCAGTGGTGAATTTCATCTGTTTACTATGAGAAAATTCAAAGATGTTTATGATTGTGTTATGGGATACTTTCCTAACATTGTTAAACATCAGCCTAACGCTTCACAAGTACCGATAGGATGTGACGCTCTCGCCTTCAGGGTCGCCAAGCCATCCGTAAAAACAGTAAAAATAAATTATAATTAAAAACCCCCGTAACTCCTTGACTATCAGGGAGTTACGCGCTGGGGGCTGCCCGCTCGGCGTAACTCGTTGATGCTCAACGAGTTACATAACATTATACGTATATCCTTGTCAAATCTTTTTTTAATATTTAAATTAAATATTTATGCTTTTTTATTTGATATTTATCTACTTATAGGTTATAGTTTGATCATGAGTACAAGAAGAATTGAAATAATGAGTCATTTAGAAAGTGCCGCTGTTGATGGTGCTTTTAAATTACACGTAGATAGGAATGGTCAACTAATTGCCACTGATCTACTAGATAAAACAAAACCTTTTGCTATCCGTTTCGATGGGGCAGAGAATCCACTTGATCGCTTTGTTGATCTTTATGTTAACTCGGAGGATCTAATTGCACAAGATTAAAACTATGGACACATCAGCAGCAGCATTAATGCACGATATAGGCGAGATACTCGACGACTTTAAATCTGATATGGTAGAACATCATCAGAATTACTTTATTGAAAATGCAGCAATACTTAAAACATTGGCTCAAGCTCAGTCGGTCACTCGTTTAGTCATGGAAACTGAAGAGAAAGTAGATGACCTATCAAAAGAAATAAAAGGTTTGTTTAGTTCTAGCTATTCATTTAATAAATAAAAAAGCAAAAAAATACTTGCACCAACTTTAACCCTGTGGTATATTCACTATATGAAATTACAATCCTTAAATCCAACTCAACTAGCATCACACTTGGCAGGTAAAACTGTCAGGTACACAAACACAAAAAAGAATTCTTCTGTTACAGGAGATAGAACAAGAACCTTTAAGATCAATTCAATTGATCGTGTAGGCAGACACGCTGAGACAAGTGAGCAGTTTATAACTGCGTGGGTTTCAGATGTTGATGACTCTGGTTCTAAGAAATTTAGAAATTTATACGTTGACAGTATCAATGTCATAGTATAGACTTGGAGTTAAGGACAGGGTGGCGAGATTGTTTCTGAGGGGATCATGGTCTCGTCACCCACTCCAAAAAAATTTAACTTAACAACAAAAAATATAATATGGCAAAAACAACTGAATCAGTTCGCATTGAAGTAAAAAATAAAGACCAAGCAACTTTACTTAACTATGCCTTGGGTGTAGTACATCAAACTCTAGCCGATAGAATGGCAGAGGTAGCAGACGAGAAGCTTGACAACTTTATGGATAATGTAAAGTGGACACGCAAACACGCTAATACATTAAACGAAAAATTTGCGTTAAACGCAGAAGAATCCTAGGAGGGTATAGTCACCGAGTTTACAGGTTAAGGTAATGACTTCCGAAAGGAACGAGCCACAGCGAGAGCTGTTTCCCTAAGCTCAGCCCCCTACAGCACAAAAGTTGTAGGCAAGTGACGATGAAACAAAACCAAATACTGGAGGCTAGCCCCAACGGAGTGCTACCACAGTAGGAGAGCCGTCGATAGTGACAAGCTATCGGCGGTTTCTTTTTGTTCTGTTAGGTACATCTGTAAGTCGTTGACTGTCAACGACTTACGCGGGCCGCACCCCCCGCGCGGCGTAACTCGTTGATACTCAACGAGTTATGAATGTTACTACGTTTCTAGCTTATAAACCCTGTCAAGTAAAAACATAATAAATATTTGTCAAGCAATTATTTAACCTAAACTTTTTTCTTTTTTTTGTTTTTAGGGCTTGCAATTTTTATTTTTTTCGGTTATAGTTGGGCATGGCATTGATATATGCAAAAAACAAACTGGAGCCACTCACCGTGCCAATGGCAGGGTCAGTCTGGACTCGCAGAGAGCGTGAGACTCTATCCGTAGAGGATCAGCTTAAGGCGGTAAAAACGCCTGAAAAGACGGCTACACATACGCCGATCCCACACAGCTTACTTGTCTCCAAGGCTCGTACAGCTTTAGATAAAGCAGGTTTCTCCATCTCGGAGGAGGAACACGCCCTCGCTAGAGGGGGTCAACGCTACTTCGGTGGCTTCGCTCTCAGAGGTGAGGGCATCACAGGCGATGATCGCCGTTTGGTCTTCGGGCTACGTAACTCAAGCGACAAGTCCACAGCGGCTTCCGCTTGCATGGGTAATTCCATGTTGGTGTGCGACAATATGTGCTTTTCGTCTGACGTTAAGCTTGCTCGCCGTCACACTGTCAATATCCTCCGTGATCTTGACGGGATGCTAGCCAAGGCTATCAGCCGTATCCGCTCATCATGGGCTGATATGGGTCAAAGGATCTCAGCTTATAAGGAGTCTGAGATTTCTCCAGAGGTTGCAAGCAACCTTGCTGTTGACCTTGCCGAGTGCAAGGCACTACCCGAAAGGGATGTGTACAAGACGGTCAAGGAATTCCGTGACCCTCGTCACCCTGAGTTCAGAGGCAACACCCTCTGGAACCTCTACAACGCTGTCACTGAGAATCTCAAGGGCGGTGATTTGTCCAAGCTCCCAGAGCGCACCATGAAGATGCAGAGCATCTTTGATGGGGTCGCAGGTCACCGTTCGGTGATTGTGGACGCTGAGGAGGTTGTTCTCTCTGCGTAAGCAGAGAGGCACTCGCCACGCCCTACCCGCAAGGGTAGGGTTTTTTTTGTGTTTTTATCTTTTTTTTACTTGACAAGGGTTTACGTAATAACTTACGTAACTCGTTAAGAATGAACGAGTTACGACTGGGCGCGGCATGCCGCCAAGCGCAACTCCTTGATACTCAAGGAGTTATAGATGTGTCAAGCAAATAATAAAAAATAATAAAAATGAATTTAAATTGACTTTTTATTCAGATGTTTTATATTTAAGCATATGAAAACACAGAAAAACGGTTTACCAATAAACATAGAAGGATATCCAATTCACATAAATAAAAACGAAAGAGACTTTCAAGTTTTTTTAACACATCGCAACGGCGACCAAACAATTAATGGATGGTTTACTTATGATGATGCAGTCAAAGAAATTAAAACACAGAAAAATAAATATCTAGGAACTGATTTACAAGTTGCTGATTTTCAGATATTGTTAGACAACACGAATATATCAATAGAAACAAAATCTTAATATGAGATACTTAACACTAAGCAATTCTAAAATCCTTAAAGGATTTCAAAAAGGGTTTATCACTTACGGCTTGCACCTTGCACCGTCAACTTTATCAGGCAGAAATGTTTGTCCTAATGCTAGTGCAGGATGTGCAGCAGCTTGTTTAAATACAGCAGGGCGAGGAATGATGAACATGGTTCAAGAGGCTAGGATAAACAAAACAAATAAATTCTTTGATAACAAGTATGAATTTGTGCTTCAGTTAGTGAAGGACATTCAAGCGGGCATAAGGTTTGCGACACGCAAACAAATGGAAGTTTGCTTTCGTTTAAACTTAACAAGTGATATCCGTTGGGAAAAATACGGTATCATGCA